AAAGAGAGGTTATTTCTCTTCTGGTTTCCTAGCGTATGATGATCAAGATAATATTTTTGTTCATAAACAGAAAGACCCTTTTGATTACGAAACCTTGAGAAAACAAATGATAAGAAATATTGGGGACCCTACCTTTTGTTTATTTCATTCTAGAGCTCCTACCAATTCCAGAGTACCATATAGTGAAGATACAACCCATCCATTTAACTTCGGTACCTATTATGCTGCTCATAATGGTATTATAACTAACTTTAAATCCTTTCCTGAGTCAGCTGAGTTTGATGTAGATAGTTCTATTATACCTTTTCATTTAACACAAACCGGAGGCGATTACGTAGGTGTGTATGAACGCTATGAAGGACTTTTAACAAGCTGGGTATTTGACTTTGACGAGCCTGGTCTGTTTGTTATTAAGGCTGGGTCTTCCCTACATATGGATAAAGATAGTTTCTCTTCTGTACCGTTCGAAGGATCAAAATCTATTGATAAAGATGGAGTGATTTATCATTATATTAGTAATAAGTTTATTGAGATGGATACGTTTAACTACGATAACCCTTACGAACTTTAAAATGAAACAAGTACTATTAGTAACAGCTACAGAAGCAAAGACAGAAGAAGAATTTCGAAAGAGACCTATTTATAAATCTCTTAAGAAGTATTACGATTTTTATACTCGAGAAGAGTTCGACTTTGATGTTGTAAAAGATAACAAGGACGGACTATCAACTGTATACAACCGATATATAACTGACGATAATAGTGATAAGATTGTTTTATTCGTTCATGATGATCTTATTCTTGATACTCTCTTCCTTGTTGAACACCTTAATAAGTCTCATTATACAGTAACCGGTCTTGCCGGGTCTACAGTAATTAGTTTACAGGAGGATAAGTGTGCTTGGCATTTGATGTCAAAGCGTGAACAGCTTCGCGGGGAGGTTAAACATATTAAAGACGGTAAGATATGGACAACTGTCTTTGGTGATACCACTGGTGCTGTAACTGTATTGGATGGTTTATTCTTTGCTGTTAATGTAGAACAAATTTTAACTACACCAGCTCGATTTAATGAAGAGTTTAATTTTCATCATTATGATCTTGCTTTTTGTATGGAATGTCAGAAACATAATGTCAGTATGGGTGTATTGCCAATCAATGTTATTCATTTTGGATTAGGAGATTCAATGCTTACAAATAATTGGGAAGAATCTAATAAGAAATTTAAAGAGATCTATTGCAACAAAGCAAAAGGAGTATAATATTTACATATGATTATTACACGAGAGCAGCTCAAACAAGTTACAGAAGAAGATTATTATTCCGGGCAGATTTTACATAATAGATTCGCTTATAAATTCTTTAAGAAGAATGTACGAGCTGTAGGCAATATTGTAGCGTTTGTAGCTCCAATGGAGGTAACAACAAACCTTATTGATCTAGAAGATGCAATCAATCACGATTATATCTACTCCGATAATGCTATTAACCTCTTAATTGAGATTCCTAATATTGATCTGTTTGCCGGTGTCTGCTTTCAGCGTTTGTATAACGCTCAGCTTGGCTCTCTTCTCTGTACGAAGTATCTGCAGCAGGAAGGGTTTGTAGACGGAGATGATATTATGGTTAAGGTTAGCGATACCGAATTTAAAAAGGCTTCAGTAAGCATTGCTGCTAGAAAGAACGATGCAGTTATGATTCACGTTGGAATTAATATTAATGCCGGTGAGAAGGCTCCTTCTTTTGCTTACTCTACTAATCTTGATGATGAAGCTGCTACGAACTTTATGGGTGATGCTATTAATATTTTCCAGAATATGGTAAGTGATATCTTTGTAGCAACTTCTAAGGTTATTGTGTGACAATATTTGATTACCTAGGTGATATTCTAGTAAAGAAGAAAGGGGATCTTCCTATAGAAGAGTTTATACCTTTTATGATTAACCGCTGGTTGTCATTTAGTTCATCAAGTGCTTGTCAAGCAATAAACGAATCAGTTAATTCGTTCGGTAATTTAGATAAGAATATACATTATAAGCTTTTAATATCTGCTTTTCCTAAGCATAAGTTTTTACCAAGAATTACCTACATAAAGAAAGTAAAGAACGAAAAAACAGAAGAAGATAATAAAGTAGAATTACTATCAAGTAATATGGAGCTTTCCCACAGAGAAATTAAACAAATGCTGGAACTTAAGCAAATAAACAATTAAATTAACAAACAACATGTATCAACAACAAGCAACATTAACGCAAGAAGTACACGGTCTTGCACCTGAAGATTATAAAGATATGCCTCTACCTGAGGATTATGAAATTACTCAATTATTAAATGACGTTATTGCTGTTGAATACGCTGACGTTGCTGAAGATGGTAAATCATTAATTCGTAACGGAATTATTCTTCCTAATCAGATTGTTGATAATCGTGCTTGGCGTATTGCTACGGTTAAGCTCGTTGGACCTTCTGTTAAGCAGGTTAAGGTAGGAGATACGGTTATCTTTCCAGGTGATCGTGGCTTAACTGGGCTGCAGCGTAACGGTAAGATGATGATATTTCTATCCGAGGAACGCATCTTTGGTATTTGTGAGGCTATTAATAAAAAGCCTGAGCCTATAAAGGTTAATAAAAAGAAAAAGTGAGACTAGGAATTAGTGCATTAGCTATTCTTCTTAAAACAAGCGTTGTTGAGCTTAGATTTCGTCGACGTATTGAAAAACCTGGATATAAAGATTATAGAAGAATGCTTTGCACTAATGATAGAGGTCTATTAAGTTCCACTCTTGGAAGAAATATACTCAATTATAACCCACCATCAGGTCAAGGCTTAAAATATAATCCAGCAGCTAAAAATCTTATACCAACCTGGGATGTTTTCCTTCAAGCATATAGAATGATTAATTGTAATGATGTTGAAGTAGTATCAGTTATTAAAACAGCACCTGATCCTACTGAGTTTTGGAAATACTTTAACGAAAAACTATTACCAATGCCATCTGATCAAAAAGCTGCTTTTATTAATACATAATGTCCGTTACAAATACAATTTTAGACTTTATGCCTGGAGAAGAATACTTTACAAAGTCTCTCCAATACCCTATAATATTTACTTTAGGTAAAAAAGTATTGAAGCAAGGACGCTTAATAATTTTCAAGCGTACCCATTACTATATTCAAGTAACTCTTCTTAATTCTAAGAATATACGAGAATCATTTGAAATACCTATTCCGTTCAAAACTGATTATTACCCTAATGAAGGTCTTATGTTTTTTGATTATAGACTAAGATCATTAGTAGGGAATAATTCTGAAGCTGAACAATTAGTAAATAACTTTAAAGTAAAAACTGTTAATCCTTCTCAATACTATAACAAAATTTTAGAAATTAAAACCGAATTGCTATAAATATAACACATATGACAACATCTTTTGACTCTCTTTACGAACAACTTATCTCCGAAATGATGCCTGTTGGCTCTGAATTCGGTTCTTTTACCGGCGGCTTAAGGTCTGGTATTGGTTCAGCTCCCGGTGAAGGTTATCTTATCGGCGCCATTGCAAAAGCTTTAAACATTAGTAAAGAAGAAGCAGTTAATACTATTTCCGCTGAGCTTTATGATAAGCTTTTTGGTGCTGAAAATATTAATCCTGCTAATTCAGAAGAAGAATATCGTACTGCTATTACAAATGCTTTAGGAGATATTGTTAATGGTCTTAAGAAACAACATCCTGAGGCTAAGATTCCAGGTGCTGCAGCTATTAGAGGTTATACATCTCGTGTTATTTCCAGTCTTGCTACTGCTACTAAGGATTTCGGTGAGAAGGTTACATCAGCTGCTGTTGAAACAGCTGTTGAAGATGCTTCAGAGGGTGAAGGTGCAGAAGAAGCTCCTGCTGCTGAAGCACCTATGAAGGCTGAAAAACCGGTAGCTTCTGCTAGTTATAAGCCTAACCGTGATTATTATCTCAAGAATAGAGAAGAAATTCCAGGCGGAACACTTAAGGGAGATCTTGAAGCTATTTACGACCGCTTAAGCGGTATTGCTGGTGATGTTACAACAGGTTCAGATATCGAAAAGACTCTTCGTAAGGGTGGAACTGATCAAGCCAAGATTACAGGCTATCTTCGTAAGATGATTGAAGCAGGTGTTCTTGAACCTGCTGAAGAAGAAGGCGGTGGTAAGGGTGGAGCTTTTGCAGAACATCCCGAAGAGAATATGCGCGATGTTGAGCGTAGTACCTTTGATAAGGAACTCGGTCACGCTTATAAGGACTATATGTCCTCGGGTGGTGGCGGAAATGGTTACGGTGTTGACTTCGGTTAAAATATAATAAATAGTATTATGAACAAATTCGACGAAATAATTGATAGTATCTTAACAGAAGGTAAGAAGTCTTACTCTGCTAAGCAGGCTCACAAAGGTAAGGATATCGGTAAGCCTGGTAAGAACTTTGCTAAGATTGAAAAGAAGGCTGCTAAGAAGTACGGCTCTAAGAAAGCTGGTGCTAAGGTTGCTGGAGCTATTTTAAAGAAGCTTCGCGATCAGTATTAATACTTATTAATAATATTATATTTTTTTAACAGGTATATTGCATTTTTTTAAAAATAAAATACCACTATCATCCCGATAATCGTGCCTATAATAAACACGAGAAATACCTGTACCGTATATACTCTTTGCACACTCCATACAGGGTGAATGTGTTATAAACATAACAGCGCCGTGACCCGATTCATTACTTTTAGCTAATTTAAGAATTGCGTTTTGCTCAGCGTGAGAAACTTCAGGTTTTGTTTTATTGTTACAGTCTTCACATGTATTATCCCACCCTGATGGAGTACCGTTAATACCTATTGAAATAATCCTTTGGTCTTTTACTATTATAGAACCTACTTTAAGTTTGTTAGCTGTTGACAAACTAGCAAATCTCAGTGCAACATCAATATATGCATCTAACCATTTTTGTTTCATTATATTAATTTATTTAATATTTTTTATAAGAACCGTTATTATCAGAGTATATTACACTCTTAAAACTAAAAAAACGCAATAAATTCTCACAACTTTGACAGGGCTTGGCTAAAGCAACTCTGTCGTTTCTATCATAACGGATGTTAATAAGAGTACATTTCTTTGTATCAATGTTCGTTAAACGTTTAAGCTTAAGAATAGCGTTAAGCTCGGAGCATGTCTGTTTTTGTTCTGAATAATCCTCTCCAGTAACTTTTGATATCTTACGATTAATAAGATTGAGAGGGTGGGTCTTACTACTGTTTGTCCCGGTCGATATCAGGCGTCCTTTATAGATAATAAAAGAAAAGTGTCGGCATCGTCTATCGGAGTTATACTCAACGAGAGACTGAGCTAGTTCCTCTAATCTTTTATATCTCTTCATTCTCTATAGAATAAAGGCTCTCTATCAATTAGTCAAGCTTTTCTTCTAAAGAAGCCGTAATAATAGTAAACTTATATAAGAGCATATCCTTGGCTACACTATGATGTAAGTCATTTAAATTATAGAGTAGAGTATTTGTACCTCTTTTCTCTTGAAGTTCTTTTTTACTGCTTAATATTCTTTTCTTTAAACTTACTTTAGCAGCTTTTTTTTCTAAATCTTTCTGCGCATCATCCTCCGTCTTAAAAAACCCACTCCACTTTATAGTGTTATTGCGTACGGAGTAGCCATTATCCATATTAATATTTATTCGTTTTCTGAAACTTCTTTTTTAGGATGTAATACTTTTGTTTGTACCCAAAAATAATCTTCAATGATATAATCCGGATATGCTTTAAGAAGAATTTCTTTAAGATCTAGCATATTATTAGATGATACCATGAACGCACCTTGATTGCAATCATAAATCCAAATACTTTGATTGTAGTCAAAAACTAATATTGCATGATACATATCAAGATGCTTAAACTTAACAGCAGCAACCGACGACCAATAATACTGATCATTTAAAATACGGCGAGCATTTAAAGCACCTTGATAGGCAGCTGTATAAATCATACAACCATTTGGTAAACCATCAGCTTCTATATCCGGAAACTTAACTGGAGGCTGATTAATAAGGGAATAAAAGACAGCAATATATACTAGTATAGAAGCAACCAGTACTTTTGCCATAATAATATTTATGAAGCGCCCGGTAGGATTTGAACCTACGGTGTTGCTTACGCAAGAAAGTTTTGCAGACTCTCCCCTTCGGCCATCTCGGGCACGGACGCATTATTCTGATTTAGAAATTATATAGCCTCTTGGTGCTCAATCAAGACTAAAATAAACTCTTAATCAACTTTTACGTCTATACTATAGACCTCCGGTTGAATTACAGGTACGACTACTCGCAGTAAGCCGTCTGTATATGTTGATGAAATGTTTTTTGCGTCTGTTTTATCAGAAAGAGCGAAAGACAATTGTCCTTTCCTCCTACTGATACCTTTCTTGACGTAGGAAGTAGCTTCATCATCTACTTCCTCTTCTTTCCTAATATCAATATTCAGGTGCCTATCTTGCACCTTTACATTAATATTATCCTTACCGACCCCGGCTAAAGCTACTTCAATGGTGTAGCATACCGGGTTACCGTTTTCGTCGGTCTTTGATTTAACGTTATAAGGATATGTAGCATTTGGAATATCAAATGCTTTATCAAAGTCCTTAAGAACGTCTGTTAACCAACTTTCGTTAAACAGGGCTGGAAGTTGGCTATAACCAGTGCCTGCTGCCGGGATTACCCGACCTATCGTGTATGGTGTTATTGTTGTTGTCATATGTGTTCTCCTTTGTTAAGCGAGTTAATATGTTTAGTCTTAGTCTGTTGAGCACCAAGAGCTACAAATATATTTATAGTTGTTTTTTGTCATAATTCAAGATTAAATATAATACATATGTCTTTAACACCTCTTCTTACTGCTACACCAAATAGCCCAGTAACCTATAATCCTAATATAGCTGAAACGTTCTCTTGGATTCCAATTCAAGGCGCCGGGAGAGATTTATTTGCTAAAGCTACATATGATGTTACTTCAAATGCTTTATCTCAGAACGGTGCAACATTTATTGCAGGTACTGCTTTAAGTTCTGCTTCTACTTTTGGTGCACAGTACTGGACAAGGATCGATGTAATAGCAACAACTTCGTCTACTGGTCTAACAGCAGCTAATTGGGGCGGTAGTGCTACGACCGGCTTAGCTTTACCTGCTGGAGCAACCTATTACGGTCTCTTTACTAATATCCAACTCGGTGGCGGTTCAGTAGTTGCTTACAAACTCTAATAGCAATGGTACTCCTGACGGGGTACGATCCCGTAAGTCTTCCCCGTGAGAGGGGGATGTGTTAGCCAATTACACCACAGGAGCTTAATTCATTAGATCTATATTAGAACCATTTCTTATATAGTGCAATAAGAAAATTAATAATAACAACAACTCCGTATATTCCTAAAAAGATTAGGAACAGTAATCCTGACATAGCTCCCTCAAAGATAGACAGCACATATATACTTATTCAAAATGCTGTTCCTTCAATTTAGCATTCCAAGTCTTAGCGTCTTCAACTGAATTAGGATTAATGTTTTTATAGTCCCCTAAGTGACCGACAAGTATATGACAGATGATACCATAGCTAGCACTTTCACATAATGTAATAAGATTGCTAGGTTCAAGTTCAAGATCAGGATGAAGATGAAAAGGCTGAATATGATGAACGTTTAATTGCTGGGTACCCTCGCATACAGCACACTTTGGATTATTCTTAAGATGTTCTTTACGTACAGTGGCCCACTTAGAGGAACGCTGAGGCCCGTCTACAGGTATCTTACCTTGTGCTATATCTCTAGTATGTATTAAGCGTGTTGAAGCCATACATTACTTATTAAAATGGAGCCCCCGGTCGGGATCAAACCGACGACCTCAAGATTACAAATCTAGCGCTCTATCAACTGAGCTACAAGGGCAAAAGAAAACTGGGCGTGAGATAGCTTGTATGTACAGAGGCCCGCCCAGTCTACTAAAAGACACCTCCGGAATTACGCATCACATACTCTATATGAAAAGCTGCAGCAAATTATATAAAGTTTTAATATGGAGAGGCGCCGGAGGTCTACTAAATTAATGTGAGCCTTTTTGTCTTGACAACTTGGAACGTCTTCCATTATGTATCAGTTTTGTTATGACTCACGAATGACACGGTTTCATCACATAGCTTTCCGAACAACTATGGAGAGGAGTTTGCCGAGTACTATTAAATTACTGGAGATGGCGGGATTCGAACCCGCGTGTTCATATTGTTCTATTTATACTTCTACATACTTAGGTAAATTTAGGATTTGATTGACTAAAGGCTCCTATGGCTTACCGGCCTATCTTTTAGAGTCTGCCTATGTAGATGAAGAGTTCTACACAACCCCATGCACTTATTTTCTAAGAATCACAAGACCTTCTATACCTATTATTTTAGCTCCTAACATCCTTAATAGGATCCGATATTAGTTTTTAGGCTGCGAGGAGATACTCTTCCTCAACACCACCGAGGAACTCGGCAGCATTGTTGAAGATGTATTCAGCTTCAGCTAAGAGCGCATCAGTATTATCTTCTGCGTTTAGTTTTTTAGAAGGCTTTTATAGTGGCCAACCTTCTAACCACTGCATGCAGTACAAACTTCGAATATGAGTCGAAACCAGTACACCCCCAAATTGTCAAAGATCATTGAGCTTATTGCTCTGTTATAATTATGGCACCTTTAGTAGTATTAGTCAACTATTTTCTTAAATACTTCTATGCTATGAAACTTTCACCTGAAATAATCCGAGAACGGATGTTTGATGCCTTTAAGAAAGACGTCAAAAAATTTTATAAAGATCGGGAAAATAGTTATATGGCAGATTTTGAAGCAAAGATAATTTCTGGTGTAATAGATGTAAATGATAAAGAAGATTCATGGAAAAGAGCTGAAGAGTTTATGAATTCAAGACCGGAAGCACTTCTTGTGTTTATAAAAAACTACGTACATACTAATTTTAATATTATAGCAGATGCTGTCAGTGAAGGTATTATGGATAAAGAGACAGCTGAAGTATCTATGGAAGTATTAAAACATATATTAATAGCTGGAGAAATGGACGCCGACCCTAAAACAAAACTTAAATAATAAAGAATGCGTAAGTATACCTTTGATTTTGAGTTGGAGCAAATGTTTATAACATTTATGTCCGCTATGGACGATATTATTGTAAAGAGATATAATAAAGATAGAGTAGCTCAGGATCAAATTAAAGTTAGATTTGTTTACGCACCTAAGCAGCGTGTTCTTTTAGATCTATTAGATAAAGCACAAAACATACAGCTCCCAGTAATTGCTGTATCCAATGGAGGAATAACAAGAGACCCAAATAGAGTTTTTAATAAAATTGAAGGTTCGTATATACCGAGTAGTGATCCGCGTTTAATAAAACCACAGCTTCAGCCTGTACCAATTGATTTAACAATTAATCTTTCTATTCTTACTCGTTACCAACAAGACTATGATCAAATCATAACAAATTTTCTTCCTTATTTTGATCCGTATATTATTATATCATGGCGTACACCTAACAGACCTGATCAGGAAATACGTAGTCAGGTAATTTGGTCAGGATCAGTAACAACAGAATATCCAACCGATCTTAACGCTACCCAAGTTGCTAGAGTTCAAGGTACAACATCATTTACATTTAAAGGATGGATCTTTAAAGCTGCTCCTGGAAAAGATACTAGTAAAATATTTACTATAACAACTGACTTTAGTACTGAACCTGGTATTCATACAAAATATAGTCTTGACCAGCTTGACCCATTACAAACAGATCGAGTTGTACTATCCGGACAACCTCAACCACGCTCTATAGATCCTTACTATACTACCGTCTCTGCTTATAATACTTTTGCTGTATATGGTAAATCATTCTTTAATGTAACAAACGTTTATCTCTCCGGTAATACTAATTTTAATTCTACGTTTTATAACCCGTTCTCAGCAGTACCGCGTTTGTCAGCTTTCTATCCTGGATTCAATGGTACTAAACTACTCTCATCTACTTATATTTCAAATAATGATGATGTTTTAACATTTACAATGCCATCTGCTTCCCTACCTGGAAAAGTTGATATCATCATTCAGAATGATGCCGGTTACGGTTCTTTAGTGAAATACGGTTATAGAAATACATTTAACCCGTATCTAACTTCAATGTCTGAATACTCAACATTTAAAAATTATCAGCCTCCTTTCCTTTCTGGTATTGATGTTCGACCAATTCGCTAATAAATAATACTAGTGATTCATCAAGCTTATACATATAATAATGCTATTCCGGGAAATACAACCGGCCCGGTACAAGATCAAGCGTTTCCATCAACAACATTGTTAGGTGCATTTGTTTCTCGACTTCCTTATGCCTATCAGATTATTGATAGTATGCTTCAAAGAAATCCTAAATACCAGGATTTCAAAGGTGTTGCACCAAAGAGAGAAGAATTAATTCAAGACGAATCTGTCTTCATGCAGGATCCAAACCTGCAAGCTGCAACCGGTGCACCAGGGTCGATTTTAATTAATAAAGATTATCAGGCTTTTATCTATGCTAACGTTGATAAAGACAAGACAAGACGTCTACAAGACTATCGTCGTATGGCAGCCTATGCTGAGTTAGCCGACTGTATCGATGAAATATGTGATGAATGTATTGTAAAGAATGAAAATGATGTAATTGTTGATTTTAATCTTCGTGGTGAATTCTCAAAAGAAGTTAAAGACGCTGTCGAAAGGGAGTTTAATAAATTTATTAATATCTTTGATTTAGAAGATACTGGATGGGAATATTTTAGACAGTTTTTAATTGATGGAGAACTTTATTTTGAAAATATTATTGATGAAGATCGTAAGCATTTAGGTATTATCGGTTTAGTTTCAATTCCATCTGAGCTTATTAATCCAGTTTACCAAAACGTTCAGAATGAAATGGTAAAAGGTTTTTTAATTCGTAAACCGGTTGTTGGACCTACAACATCAATGAATAGAAAGGATCAGGAAGAGTTATTCTTTATGAATAAAGCTCAGTGTACTTACGTACATTCTGGTATATGGAATGAATATAAGTCTATTCGTTTACCTTATATAGAGAATGCAAAGCGTGCCTATCGTCAGTTATCTCTCATTGAAGACTCAATTGTTATTTACCGTTTAGTTAGAGCCCCTGAACGTCTTGTCTTTAAGGTCTTTACTGGTAATATGCCGGCTCCTAAGGCTGAAGCTTATCTCAAGCGTTTAATGCAGCAGTATTGGACAAAGAAGAATTATGATAGCCAGCAAGGTGGTAGAGTAACAAACGTCTATGATCCTCAATCCATGCTTGATGCATATTGGTTTACTAAAGACGCTCAAGGAAATGGAACGGATGTTACATCTCTTCCTGGTGGTCAGAACCTCGGTCAACTAGACGATTTAAATTACTTCCTTAAGAAACTTTATAACTCTTTAAAGATACCTACCTCTAGGTTCATGTCATCTGATACACCGTTTAAGGATGGCACTGAAATTACAAGAGACGAATTAAGGTTTGCACGCTTCATTATTCGTATTCAGCGTCAGTTTGCTACATCTATTAAGGATACGTTTATAGCTCACCTTAAGCTTAAAGGTCTCTATAAGCAATACAAGCTTAAGGAGCGTGCTATTCACGTTGAGTTTAATGTACCGTCGACATTCATGGCGATGAGAGATCAGCAGCTGCTTGATATTAAGTTTGATAACTTTAATAAAGCTACTCAAAACGCTGCCATTGCTCCTTCTTATGCTATAAAGTATTACCTCGATCTATCTGATGAACTCATGAGAGAGAATAGAGAGTGGTTGAAGAAAGATGCCGCCCTTCGTTGGGAGTTAGGACAGATTGAAAACAGTGGACCTAATTTTAGAGAACAACAAGCAGCCGCCCTCGGTGTAGGCGGGGAAGAGGGCAGTGCAGCAGCACCAACAGGTGGTGGCGGAGGCGGCGCTGGAGGATCTGAGATTCCTTCGTTCGGAGGTACAGCTCCAACCCCTGGTGAAACACCTGGTACAGCACCCGAAGCCGGCGCAGCTGAAGCTGGAGCACCTGAAGCCGGCGCAGCTCCTACAGGTGCAGCTCCTGAAACTGCAGCACCCCCAGCTGTTTAACAATAATAAAATCGGTAGCGTTATTGAGTTACGCTTAATAAATACAAGATAGGTAACCCATGTCTGATAATATTATTGATTTTTATAAGAAAACTTCTAATAATGAAGTGCTTGCTGATGTTAACATACCGGTAGTTGCACCTATTGTAGAACAAATTGAAGTTACAAAATTTACTGATCCTTTTGAAGGGTTTCTTCAAACCCTTGCTGAAAATTTAGAAAAAACAAAAGCTTCTGAATTTTCTAAAGAAGAAGTTACCGAATCATCTAACGAAGATCCTTTTGCAAAATTTTTAACCAATGTTGCTGGTATTATTAAGAAGGATGAGAAGGTTCAAACTGATGAACAAATTAAAGAAGCTACTATTGGTTTAATCAATAAGTTAAAGGAAGAACCTGTACAAGTTGAACCTGTTACTATTGTTAAAAAGAAAAAATCAAGTTATTTACCAAAGAAGTTTATTAAAAAGCTTCCTGCTAAAACAATTAATAAAGAAGCTGTAGTTATAAAAAGTGAAGTACCTGTTATTGATCTTAATACCGGACTTCCGGAAGTATTCGAAGAGATTAAAGAAGAATCAAAACCAGTTGCTGATACTGATAACAAATACGTTCAAGAGCTTAAAATAATAGATAAGTCCAAAAACATACCCGATAAGGTTACCAAACCTGGTGACATTAAAACGTTAATTGAAAAACAGGTACGCGAGCAAATTAATAAACTAAGACAGGAACTTAGTCATAATTCAATGTCTTCAGGTGGTGGTGGTACAGTTGCCGTGCAATATGCCGATGGCGGTACTATGAATGGTAATTTAACCGTTAATGCTAATATAAATGTAACGGGTAAATATTTGTCAGGTGGTAGAGATCTTGCTACTATTTTTACTACTACGACAGGCGGCGGGGGAGGTGGCGGTTCGACAGATCGTTTAGTATCAGGAGCCGAATCACTAATATTAAACTCAAACGGTTCAGTTGTCTTTCCTGATAATGTTATAAGACCGGATTATGATAATATAATTACATTAGAATCTGAAAGCTCTGCTGATACATATTTTACTCGAGTAGCCTTAACACCGTACGCTTTTTTTGCTTACGATTCAAGTCATAATAGTATATCGTTTGATAGCGTAGATAACTCTATAACACTAGAGACTTTATCAGCTCATCCATGGAAATTTGATGATAAGGGTATACTAACCGGTCCTAATAATAGATTAACAGTTGCTGGCACTATTAGTGCTCTTGGTCCTATTCTGTCAGGAGGTGTTGATATAGCTACTCTCTTCAAACAAGGTAGTGGTGGTGGTGATGCTGCAGTTAATACGCTTGTACATACAAATAGTGCTAGCTGGGATATAGGTTATAGTACAGCATTAGTATATCAAAGTTTAAGTGGTAGTTATGCTACCAACACTTTACTTCAAACTACATCAGCACTTTTAACTCCTTTAACTTTAACTAGAACTCTTACTAGTCAGTTAGTTCTCAATACTGCTATTAATAGTTTAACAGGTAATTGGAATAGTGCATATGCTTCTACATCAGCATTAAATCTTGCTGGTTATGACAAT